TCAGTAAGACTTAAAATGCTCCTATTTGAATTATTTGAACCATCTCTAATTTGAGCAGTTTGAACCCAAGCAGTACCATTATAGTATTCCATCAAACCAAGAGATGAATTATATCTTGTTTGACCATTAGCCACAGTAGGTCTTTGTGCAGTAGTACCAACAGGCAAAGTTAAATACCCTGTATCATTAATAGTTGTATTTTTTAAATTAGCCATATCAATTATTTATAACCATCTTCCCCAAATTGACCAAGTACCCGAACGATTATCATATACTGCATTTGAACCATTGCCAGTTCCCCACAATAAACCATTAGGGAAACTTCCGCAACTACCACCATCATAACCAGCACCAATAGCACCAGAAGCAGTTGCCCAAAAACATGGAGTTTGACCTGTATTATATATTCCCATTCCTCCACCAAAACCAAAAAATACTCTGTAACCAATTCTTGTACCAGTTGTACTTAAATCACCATTTTCACTTCTTGTGTTGAATGCTCTACCATAATTAGTGTCATTCCACCCAGCAGTTGCCCAAATACTACCATCACTACGACCAACCAAATATTCTTTCATAATATAATTTTGGTTAATTAAATTAGTTGTAGCAGTTCCATTGTAAGGTGATTCAAATAGTTTTACCCATCCATATCCAGAACCATTATAGTTGTGTCCCGAATAATAAAGGCTAACAATTGTAGGTGTAATAGCTGGGTCGCCAGGTTTAATAAAAAAATAATTACCAGCAGGCTTCTTTAAAACATCAAAATCAGTCATACTCAATATTGCTGATGTTGCATTATTAGCACTACCATCTCTAACTTGGGCACAAGGTGTCCAACCTGATGCACCATAGTATTCCATTACACCAAGAGTAGAATTAAACCTTGTTTGTCCTACTATTGGTGTTGGTCTTTGAGCCGTAGAGCCAACTGGCAATGTTAAATTACCTGTATCGTTTACTGTTGTATTTTTTAAGGATGCCATATATTTATAGAATTATCCATCCACTCCCATTGTAATACTCTAAAGTACCAAGAGAAGAATTGTATCTAATCATTCCTGCTGAAGGAGTTGGTCGCTGGGCAGTAGTACCACTTGGTAGTGTGATATGCCCAGTATCATTAATTACAGTATTTTTTAATATAGCCATCTAATTCATCTATTTTAGTTTGTTGCTCTTTAATAGCTTCAATTAACAAGCCTACTGTTCTCGAATAAGCAACTGAGTTTATTTCTTTATTCTCAAAAGTAATCAATTCGGGTACATATTCATAAACCTCCTCTGCAATTACACCTATTTCCTTGTTTGTATAACCTATTTTATTGTAAGTAACACCTCTAAGATTTAATACTTTGTCAAGAGCATTATTAATAGTTTTAACATTCTCTTTATACTTCAAAGCAGATGTTTCCGTAATTGTACCTGTGATAGTTATAACACTACCAGATTCAGTAATAATAGAATTACCTAATGCAGTTGAACTTGTCCATTTTGCAATAGTATTAGTCGTACCACTACCACTAATACTTCCTCCACCACTTGCTGAAATTGTACCACCACTAATTGTGATGTTAGTTCCAGCGGTAAGAACTGAACCATCAGCCATTAATATTTGAGCAGAAGTTCCACCTGATTTAATTAAAGAACTTCCTGTTATTGTGCTTGAAGCTAAAATTGTTCCTGTAACATGAAGCTTTGCACTTGGTAAAGCATTACCAATACCAATGTTAGTTCCATCATCGTAAATTAATGAACCATTAATTGAAGAAGAACCTGACCATTTAGCTAAATAACCCGATGTACCACTTCCACTAACCCCACTTGTTGCAGAGGCAGTATAAGCTACTAAATCAACAATATCATTAGTTACAACCCCAATACCTAAAACAACTGAAGTTCCATTTGTTGCAGTATAATCAGATGTACTTAATCTTGCACCATTGACATAAACATCAACCAATCCTACTGTATATCCACCTGTAACGGTAAAAGTAGTTTGACCCGAAGTTGCAGTAAATGTTTGAACATTACGCATACCTGAACCAGGTGTAATTGTCCATGACCTATCAGCAGTTAAATCGTAAGATGTACCATTAATTGTTAATAATCTCGATGCTGGGGTATAAGAAGTATTATCATAACTTATCGTAGTACCACTAACCTTAACAAATCCAGTACCACTTAAAGCAGTTTGTTTCGCATTAAAAGCAGACCAATCAGTAGAACTTAAATATCCATTAACCGAAGCAGATGCTTGAGTAATGCTAATTACACCACTTGTAATTGACAATGGAGCATTTGCAGTTAAAGTAGCACCAACTGTCCAAGTTCTGTCTGCTGATAAATCATAAGTAGTACCATTAATTGTAATAGTTCTTGATGTAGGTACATAAGTTGAGTTATCATAACTAATTGTAGTCCCACTTGCTTTAACAAAACCAGTACCATTTAATGTACTTTGTTTTGAATTAAATGTATTCCAATCCGTACTTGACAAATAACCATTTGAAGTAGGAGAAGATTGGTATATATTAATATTGTTAGAATCAATCTCCAATGGCATTGAAGCAGTCATGATTCTTTTATTGTAAGCTACATCCCATTGTGCTTGCCTTGCATCAGTTGGTAATGAATATCCAGAAGCAAAAGTTATCGCTAATGTACCCGAAGAAGTTATTGGGCTACCCGATATAGCAAACCCATTAGGAACTGAAGCACTAACTGAAGTCACAGTACCAACATTCCAAACTCTATCTGCACTTAGGTCAAATAGTGTCCCATTAATAGATAATGTTCTTGTTGTTGGAACTCCACCCAACCCTACCAAAGTATAAGTTGGAATGTTTAAAGCATTACTTGCAAATGTAGAAGCACCACTTGAACCTGTTGTAGTTAAAGTGATTGGTAATTGGATAGCAGCATTCTTCCAAAGAGCAGATGTGAAATCATAAACTATTCCTTGGTTATTAGCAGGAGAAATAATTTGTACATCATGTATTTCCTTTAATTCAAAACCATTTTGAACCTTAACAAATATCTCACCATTATTATTATTAACACGAGTAACAATACCTATAAATACTAAGTGTGCAGGTGCATAAGGCTTATTAGCTAACCCATAAATAAGATTGCCATCAGTACCTAACCAAACTGCATCACCAATAGTAGCAGAAGAAGTATTTAATCCTGTAAGCAATCCTTCTGTTATAACGAATCCTTTGCCATTTAAGGCAAGATTTTGTGCTATAAGACCCAATGTCTTAGATGAAGTAGATTCACTAACATTAGAAGCCTTAGAAACAACCATGTTAGTTCCATCAGCAGATGAAACATATACTGCTTGACCTTTTGTTAAAGCAACTCCTGCTTTTACTTCATGTTTTAATTGACTTGTATATTGTGCAATATTATCAATCCATTCAGCATTATAATCTGTTGCATTAATCTTTGATAAAATTTGACCAGCAGTTCCACCAACAGGTAATCCATTTTCTGAATTAGCAATAATAATACCCATTACCACATTGTTAATCAATGGGCTATCAGGGTAAACACGAACATTACGAGTATAATTAATATTCCACTCAGCACCATGAGAACGAATCCAAACATAGTAGTCAGTCATCACAGTTAGTGTAACATCTATATCAGGGTCATCAGTTTGGAAGGTGGCAGGAGTTGTGCCAGGGAATGTACCTGCAACGGTATATCCATAGTCAATGTTGCCAGCAGGAGGCATTGGAACATACCCCTCTGAAGTAAACTCTTGAAATACTCTTAATGTCTTTATTGCCATTTCTAATCTTCTTTTTGACCTATTGGGCTAATCCAACAGTCTTCAGTATAAACCTTTGTATAATAAGCCAAATTTACATTATCTGAACCACTACTACAACTCAAATGCTTTTCCAAAGTAGGATAAGATTCAGTTTCATCGTAGATAGTATCTAAGTTAGTCCAAGTTATTGAAGCAGGTAAAGTATTTTCTGGATTTAAAGAGTAGTTAAATTCGATTTCCCCATCTATTTTCTTCATCTCTAACCAAACACCTTGCGTAACTCCAATCGTGGCTGAGATGCCAAAAGAAACACTACCATCGGTCTTTGTTCTTCTGTAAATCTTCAACTTCCCAGAACCATCAACAAACATTCCAACAAAAGGAACATTATCCTTTGCCTCTTGTCTAAATTGTAAACCAGCTTTTGCTTTAATTGTGTCAAATGTAAATGTTTTTAAATATACCCTTAATGTAAAGTCTGTTAATGTTTCACTCCAACCGTAGATGTATCCTGTGTCATTAGCGTTTTTAAAATCACCGCTTCCGTACATCTTTATTGAAGAACGATTTACATAATAAAAGTATCCTATTTCTCTTTCAGTTGGCATTGTTATTATGGTTTAAAATCATCCATGAAGAAGGCAACAAATCTATCAAATATAGTACCTGAGCCACCTGCTTCTCCAAGGTCAGTACCTACCCCATTACGTTTTTTTTTTTACTCTCAGTTGCTGCTGAGGAAATTAAGTTGCCATTAACATCGTACCTTGAGGTTATCATTGAGGCATCAATTTCGTTTGATGTTAATTCCATAAGCACAACTTCAGCAGTACAATCTCTTTCGTTTATTTTCATTGATAAAGGAAAGAATTTCTTGTCAGCTAAAGCACCTTGAACAGGGAACTCATAAATTGCTCCAAATTGTAAGTCTTTGCCAATAAGTGTACCTGTAAATATATTTCTATAATCAGAATATTGGTTAAGAATATTACGAGCATTTAATTCGTTTATCCCATAAATACCACCTTCTACTGGAGGATTCGCTGGGTCATATTCATCTCTTTCATACCAAGACTTATCGTATGTTGTAACATAATTAGTACCATCAAAAGTATGAAGGTTTGAATAGTTATAGTCTGATATTAAAAAACTATCTGATTCTAAAGCATCTCCATTATAAACAATCTTTTTAGGTGGTTTTAAAGAAGTGTTTTTAGGATTTATTAATTTAAAATTATCAATATAAGATAGACTTTTACTTTCGTAAAATATAGGGTATTCTCCTGTTGGTTGGGCAGCATAATTACCTACACCATTAAGTAAAACTTGCTCATAAATTGTTTGATAACCTGAATAACCTGTTCTTGCTTGTGCATATAATACTATTCCAACAGTATATTCCTTATACTTATACAAATCGTAAGCATCAATTACATCAGGAAATGGGAAATTAAAACTAAATACATTTAAGTCTTCAGATGGGTAATTAACAGACTTAGTAAAAACATAAGGAGATGTTTGCCAATTACCTGTTCCGAAATTAAAATAAAATGATGGAGAACCAGGTGCATCTTTTAATCCTACTATAATTGAAAAAGAAGGATTATTAGTGGGGCACTTAATGTTTAAATCAAAACCATTTCCCCAATTTATACTAACAGCAGGACCACAAGAAAGTGAACCTTGAGATGGAGAAGTGGAAGTAAGACCAAGCAAATAAGTATTAGCTATTGAATCATACAAGCAATAAGTTTTAGTATTACCAAGAAAACTCTTTCCAAAAAACTTAAAATTAGTTTCAGTTAATGTTCCATTATTTAAGTCTAAAGTAGTGGTATAAGGAATTTCATTTTTTGTACCAGTCCATAAATTAAAATTTCCATTAATTAATTTACTATCACCTCTTTGATATTCAACCTCAACTTCCTTATAGAATCTACGAATCTTTCTTTTAGGTTTAGCAACAATAAGAAAATCAGTACCATGTCTAAGTGTAGGAATAGTTTGCTTAGATGATGTGTTAAGATTACCATTAACATCAAACTTACTTGCTTGATTTACACCAAATGCCAAATCTTTAACTTTAACAAAATACCAAGCACCATAGTTTTGATAAACTAATGAGTTAAATAATGTACAAGTATCAAATACTAAATCAGAATTTTCTTTAAACTCAAAGTTTTTATCCTGAAGACCAGCAGTATAAATATATGTTTGCTCTAATGGAGTTGAGTAACTTGTTTTAGTTTGGTTTAAGTTAAATAACTTACATAAAACATTTAATCCGTAACCATATCCAATAGAATTTAATGCTCCTTGTACAACTTTTAACAAACTCATTATACCATCTGGATATTTAGAGTTATCATTTAATTTTTTACTTTTTAATGCACCAAGTCCATCAATAGTTTGGAATTGTATTGAAGGATACTTTAAGAATATATCTTCTTCGCATAACTCAGGAGAAACAAAACCACTCCAGAATAATACATTATTTCTGTAATATTCAAGAAAATATTCCGTTTCATCTTCAGAAATAATTGAATCCATATTAATGACACCACCAAGCACATTAAATGATAATGAACTACCTCTTAATGGGTAGAAAATATCATCATCAGATGTTGGGTAGTCAATTTCAACAGGACTAACATCTCCATAAGGAATATCAGTAATAGCCCCACTATAAGCCTTTTTTAATATTAAAACTTTACATTTTGTAACCTTTAATTCTTCTGCTGCAAATGGTTTGCAAGTAGCATCAAATTCAAATCTATATCTTGTTCCGTATCCTACCATTATCTTCCTGTTACTCTAAGTGTTGTTTCTAATGATTTATTAATTTGATAACCTGTCTGAGTTGCAGTAATTGCACCAGTAAGGTCAATAGATAATTTAATTGACTGAGATGCGTAAGATGAGCCACCATACTGATAAGATGAACCACTTGTCATTCCAGATGAACTACCTGACTTTGCAGAATTACTTACTTGTGCTTTATTTTTACTCATTGAATTATCAATCTTACCACTATAAGATTTTAATGCACTACCAGCAGCGATAGCTGCAAGTCCTAATGCAACCATTCCTGCACCACCACCAAGTGATTTTAGTGCAGTTTCAATACCTTCTTTAAATAAACCTAATTGGATTGCAGATGTTCCAACCTTTATTAATAAATCACCAATAGCACTTGTAAACATTGAACCAAGTGCTTTAAAAGCATCTTCAACACTAAATGCCCCAGTTAAAGCTGCACCTGCAATTTCTGCAAATCCAACTGAAATATTCATTGCAAAATCTCTTTGTGCAGAATAAATGGATTGAGCAAAATTACCCAAAGAGGCTTCTGCATCTTGTGATTTCAAAGATGTAAATAAACCATTTAATGTTTGAGATTCTCTCTTTAAAGCATCTGCAACATCTCTGCTTGATTGCTCAATAGCTTTTTGTCTTGCAGCATCCCTTGCTTTAACTTTAGCAATTGAAAATCCTTGTACAATTAAATTTCTTTCCGCATTGTACTTCGCTTCAATATTATTTAATTCTAAGCCATATTTTTTAGCAAACTCAATATCATTATCGTAATTCTTCTTTAACTCTGTTAATCTTTTTGTATCAGATGTACTCCACCAATTAGATATTGTTGTTGCTGCATCTTTATTTTCTTCTATAAATGCCTTTATCTTAGTTCCAACATCCTTTGTAATAAAGTCTGGAAATATAACTGTTTCGTATTTTTCTGTTTTTTTCTCTTTGTTAGGATTTCTACTTGGCTTAGAACTAAATCCTAAATTAGATGCCCCACCACGACCAGAACCCTTTTTTAATAAATCAATTTGGGATGTTAAATTCTTTAATTTTTCCCAAGATTCTAAATAACCTTTAGGGTCAATTGAAATTTGCCATTCCATTTTTTGCTTCAATTCTTTTGATTGCTTTTCCATAAATGGAATTGCTTTATCAAAACCTGATGGCATAACATTATTTTTCATGTTAAGCATCTCAGCATCAAAACTGTGCAAATAACCAATAAAATCCCTAACATTTTTCTGAGCCTCTGGACCAAAAAGACCTGCAACTTTTATTGTAGAATCATCAAGCCATTTTGAAAATGTATTTAATCCAGATATATTAACTAACTCCTCAATTGCATTGGCAAACAATTTAACTGCTTTAATAACTATATCAAGTGCTAATGCTAATGCTGATAATACCTCTTTTAAAGCATTACCCCAAAAAGTTGATTTACTGCCACTTGATTCAAAATTTTCTCCAATCTTTGCAACTAAGTCAGATATATGAGTTGCTGCACTTGATAAATCAAAAGCTTCATTTAAGTTATTTCCAATTTCTGCTAAAGTAAATGAAATACTTTCAGACATTTTATTGTATGCACCTGCTAATGTTTTTGATTGCTCATCAGCCATTCCGAAGAATCTGCCACCCTCACTTGTAGCAAAAATAAAAGCATCTGCTACATCTTTAACAGATATTTGACCATCGTGCATTTTCTGAGTAAGAACTGCCATAGATTGACCTGTCTTATCAGAAATTGCTTGTAATGGGTTAAACCCTGCGTTAATCATTTGGCGAGCCTCTTGACCCATTAAACGACCTGCTGCGGTAACTTGACCAAAAGCTAAAGAAAGTCTTTGGAACTTATCAGCATTACCACCCGAAATATCACCCAACATTCGGGTAATCTCCGTAGTTTGTTTTGCAGTTAATCCATATTGTAATAATGTTTGAGCACCTTTAGTAATGTCTTGAAACTGCATTGGTGAGTTAAGTGCTTGTGCTTTCAACTCAGAAAGCATAGCATTAGCAGTTTCAGCACTACCAGTAAACACCTTAAATGCAACTGCGGTTTGCTCTAAATCAGCAGCAGTTTTTAATGCGGATTTTCCAACTCCGATAATAGAAGCAATACTTAGTGAAACTCCGATAGCAGCAAATGCAGATGATATTGCCCTTGAAGCACCACCCATACTGCTACCTATTTTAGTAGAAGTTGTTTGTGTAACTGTACCTAATTTAGATAACTCGGCTGATAAACTATTTAGCTTATCTTGAGCATCTTTAACATCAGCACCAATCTTAATATAAAACTCATTAGTTTCTGCCATTACTGAATAGAATTAACCCACTTTTTAACTATTTCATCCGAAAGATACTCTTTTTCTTTTGATTTTTCTAAATCTTGCCCTATATTGTCTGTCCATAATGGCACAATGTCTTTAGGTTGTTTAACATCCTTACCTCCCATTGCTGCCAAAGAAGACCACATTAAATTTCTTGCAATATCCCATTGCTCTGCCTTTCTAAATTCAAAGCCATGTTCATAGTCAAGAAATTCCCCTAAAGTCATCCTTTTCCATTCCCATGGCTTCAAACCAGTCCTATAAATTCTTGTGAGCATATTGCCCCAAGTTATTACTACTTTTTTTTTGCTTGCGTACTCTTTGGTGCATCTAAATCACTTGGCATTAAATCAGCAGTAATCCATTCTACTACTGAAATTACTGTGGTTTGCATCAACCATTTAGTAGCAACCATTTTAGAAGTCTTAATTTTAGAAACTAAAGATTCAGCATCCTCATCATGACCATTAACATAAAGCCAATAAATATGACCACTAAGCATCATATCACGAGTTACTTCAATAAGCCTTGATGTGTCATTTTCGAAATCTTGCATATTAATTAAGTCATTGAAGTTACCTCCTAATTCCTTAACATATACATCATTAATGCTTCCTAAAGAAAAGTCAAAATTGATTTTTTTACCTTCAAATGTAATCGTTCTCATGTTTTTGTGTTTGTGGGTTTAAAACAAAAAGGGTGAAGAACTAAATCCTCACCCCAAATGTAATCAATTATTTTTGATTATTAAACTGCTGGAACTGTACCTTTTGTTAGTACACCTGTTCCTTGTAAAGTAATCTCTACTGTTGCAATCTCTTGGTCGCCACCTGTTACTGGCTTAGAAGCTACGAAAGCCTTACCTGTAAGAGTAGTTTCTGATACCGCAGCAGTTTTAAATGAAACTGTTAATTCAGTTTGGTCTAACCAAGCAGTCAATAACTCATCATAAGTATATTGAACTGTTCCATCTGCATAATCTAATAAAATTGTTGATGTCAATGACCAAGACTTACGACCTGGAATTTGAGTCATCCATGCTCCACTATCCTTGCTTGAAGTTTCAATCATTGAAGTGGATAAATCGATACTACAAGTAGTTTCGTTTGCTATTGTTTTAGTTCCTACAAATATGCGTAGGTCTGTTCCTTTTACTAATCCCATTTTATTTTTAATTTAATTGATTTAACAATTGACTGAAAATTATACTTTGTTCAACTTGCCATCCTGTTGGCAATTGTAATATTACGGAATTTGTTTCATATTCACAATTCATAACTTGCCAAGAAGTTAAGTATTGACTAAAGCCATAAGTATTATTAGATGTAACAATTCTTGCAATAATTAAGTTTGAAATATCATTTACTTGCTTCTTACCACCCTCACTTGAATCATACCTTTGAATTACATTAACCTCAATGGTCGAATCTCTTTGAAATCCATCTTTACTTCTTTCTCCTCTTGAAATTTGATTTCCTAAAACAATAACAGGATATACTGCACCTTCTGGAACAATCTCATCATAAATACCAACTGCTTGGCTATTATAAGTTATTCCACTTAATGCTTGAAAGTAAGCCTTCCGTAAATCAAATGCACTATCCTTATTTATCATTTTAGTAAATTTTTCATTATTGTACTTGTTGTTCTATTTAACTTCCTTCTTGCAACAATATAGTGGTGTAAAAAGTATCTTCTTGGTCTTACTGACAATCTCGGAGTACCTCTTTTAAATTTTAATGCCAAATCAGAAAATTCTCCATATTCAGCATTTAATCTAAATTGCTTACCTGTACCAAATTCTTGGAAAGGAGCATATTCAGCTCTAAAACCAATCTTAATAATTAAATGTCTATTTTTAAGTCTTTCTTCACGATATTGGCTTCTTCTTAGTTCACCTGTATCAACTGGAGCATTTGACCTTGACCTCATCTCTATGTAATCTGCTTCTTTTTGCACATTATCATAAATTTTACTATCAATCTTAGTTTGTGCCCTATTAATTTTATTTTGTAAAACTTTAAGACCAGAAAATGTTAGTTTAATCACTTCTTTTTGTTGCTTTAAAAGTAAGTTTTGTTTTTGTAAAATCAGGGTCAATAATACTACTTAAAGTATATTCAACACCATTTACTTCCAGAATATCAGTTGTCTTAGGTATAAAAGAATCTCTGTATCTCATCTCACCTTCAAAAGATAAATTGACACCAAATTTAGAACTTTCAATGTTTCTAATTCCTCCGTAGTTACCATAAAAAGAACTTGTTTCAGCAAAGTATATACTTGTGGTATAGCTTGAATAAGTTACCCCTGATAAACCACCTGCACCATCTGGAGTTCCCGATAGCTTTCTTTTAAATGTTCCTTTTATTCTATTTAGTCTATTATACATAAACAGGGCGATAATGTCTAATTCTGTCCTTAACTGCTTTTAATGCCAATCTTTTATCTTCAACCTTATTATCAAAATCTATTGCAACAATATCAAGAATTGCATTTTCTAAATCTTTAGGTAAAGATGTATATCCACAAACATAAGTTACTTTAATACCTGCTGCACTATAAGCACTAAGCTTATTCTTTTCTCCACTTAACTCATAATCAGTATCTAATACAAGTGCTTTCCCATCTAAATCAAACACCGAAGTGATAGATTGAACTGGATTATAAGGTAATAAAACAGTACCGTTAATTTGCGTGTAAGAAAGTCTAACTGTTTTAGTCTTTAGTCCACACTCAGTAAACAATTCCACCTCACGAAAAGCACTTGCTAATAAAGCAGTAATCTTTGTGTCTTGGTCGTTAAAATCCACATTTAAGTGTTCTTTTACAATAGACAAACTAATAGGAATAGGTAATGAATCTGATGTTACCACCAAATCCATTCCTTGTGTCTTAACTCCTTCTAAGTCGTAAGCCATTATTTCTTCTTATATAAAGGTTTCTCTGATTTATCCTCTTTAGGTTTAATCTCAGAATCTTTCTCAATAATTTCTGCAAGATTCTTTTCATTAAAAACATCTGCACGAGCATTTGTACATTCAACGATGTCACCAGGCATTCTTAGCATATTTGTATCCAAATCATGGAAAATGCTTAATACTTTTACTTTTGCCATTATAATTTAATTTAGTTTTTTAAAAAATAAGCCTACTGTTCTCATGGGAAGTAGGCTTACATAATTAACACAAAACAAACAAAAAAGATAAATTATGCTACTACAAAAGTACCTTTTCTCATTGCTGAACCGTAATAGATTGGTAAAGCAACAGACTCCTCAACACGAACTGTAACCAAGTTCTTAGTAAAGTTGTCAGCATCTTCGTAAGAGAACTCAGTATTGATGTTATCTTCGAACAATAATTCAGCACCTTTTGCTAAGTCAGCTACCATGAATGAATTAACAGGCATGATGTCAGTTGCAATTACAGGTACACCAGCTACTGATAAGTTACCACTTGCAATTAATGCAGGGAATGAATAACCAGCACCAGACTCCTTGTTAATCAACAATTCCATTTGGTCAATTGGATTAACCAAGATTGCATTTGGAGTAAAACGAGCAGCACGAAGTTGAGCAACTGCGTTAGCCAACTTATCCCAACGGTTAGAACCTGCTACTACTGAACCTGAAGGTACATAAGTAGTTGCATTTTCCCACAAACCTGAGAAATCAGAAGTTCCAGCGATGTCCATCAATTGGTCATCTTCGAAGTTCTGCAAATCAGTTACCATTTGAGTAGATACAAAGTTTTGTAACCAGCTTAAACGAGATAACATCTGCTTAGAGATACGAGAAAATACTGCGATAGTCTTTGGAGTTACTTCGCTGATAGTAAAGTCGTAATCAATTTGTGACTTAGATGAACCTTCAGTTTGGATACCTACTGCACCTTCTCCACCACTTTTCTTAGCAAACTTAAATACACCATTCTGCTCAATTACAGAAGTACGCATCAAATCTCTCAAGTGAATTGTACGCAAAGGGTCAGTTAAGATTGTGTTTGACAAACCTGCAATCTTAGAAGCCCAATCAGAACCAATGTTTACAGGCAAAGTCATTGTACCAACTGCCTTAGTGTTCAAAGAAAAACCACCTTTAGAAACGCGTTCTAATGATTTAAATTGTCCTACATTCTCAGAGAATACTTTATGCAAATCAGATTCGCTTACAGTTTCTACATTTTTAGCACGAACATCCAAGATTGCATCAGACAATCCTTTTTCTACTAAACCTAATTTTTCTTCTAATGAGGCATATTTCTCACCTGCATTCTTTACTTGGTTAGTCAAATCATCGATGTTTAAACCTTCGATTTCACGACTAACACCTTTTTGAATCATCTCGTTAAGGTCGCCTTTTACTTCCTCAACTAATTTTTTAATATCCTCCATTATTTAAACGAGTTTTTTAATTGTTGTAAAAATTCTAATTGTTGTTTTTGGATTAATTCTTCTGGATTAACATCTTCAAGAGTGGTGATAATTTCCGACTTCTCTCTGCTATCAATTAGCTTGAACATTTCCGACTTGATAAAGTTATACTCAATTTCTAACAATTCATAGGTTTCATCTTTTAAATTTCCTTTTCTCAGCATTTTGTATAGCTTATCAAATCTTTCTCTTAAACCATTTGAATCTAAATTCTTTAGACCCATAAATGGTGTATCAGGATTTGCAGCCCATAAAACTGAAGAAAATTCAAATAACTTAACCTCTTGAATTTCGTAATAAGGAGCAGAACCTTTCGGCTCAACTTTATTTTCTTTAATTGTAGAAAACCCAATTGAGTGCTGATTAATTAAACCTTCTTCATAAAGTTTAAGAATATCCTCACCAACTTCGGTATCAACAATTTTAGCTTCAAAGTAAAGACCAAAAGAATCTTCCTTTAATACTTGTGGCTTTCCAAGAGGTTTAGATGAATCATGGTCATGTAAGAACCAAATTTCATTCTTGCCATCTACACCTCTTTCTTTAATGGTTTTTGTAAATGCACCAGGCATTATCATATCACCATGTAAATCAATGTTACCGAACTTAGCAGCATAACCTGTAACGATTCGCTTTTCAAAATCTACCTCAGTAACTTCTCCTAATGACTTTATTTTATAATCTCTCATATCTAATTCAATATTTGCAAATATAACAAAAATTAATAATTACCAAACTATATGAACATTACTCCACATCTACAATTTACTAACTCGGATACTGGAGCAGATGAATCTCCTGGGGCATCCATAGGAAAACCACCAACAATAAACTTATCAGAAAAATTTATAGCAGGGTAATCTGCCATTGCACCATGACTTGCTCTTTCCCTTCCATCCATTGTTACTATCCACTTTTTCTTTAATTCTTTTTTCTCAAGTTTTGCCCACTCCAAACTTGCAAGATTCATAATCTTTGTAATTTCAGTCCTTGCAATTGTTTGAGCCCTAATAACATTTTTTTGAGTTAGGTATAATGCAAGTAAAGTAATTATTGCACTTGTTGGTATTCCACGACTAACTTTATCTTCTACAAATAGCTTTATATCGTTCTTAATTGTTCTAATGATACCAAGTATCACAATAAACTCTACTATGTTGTTAAAAAGCAAAAGAACAAGCAAAGACCATGCGTTACTAAACTCATCATCTTCAGCTTTTTTATTTGTGCCATTAAGGAACTCATTTTGCTTTCTTCCAAACTTTAAATAAGCATCTTTTAATATTTCCATCATCCACTTGTCACTAAAGTGTGATGTTATATAAAAAGTATTTGGATTTCTCCCATCAAGACTTTTAATGTACTCCTTTGTTTCAATGTTTAACTTTGTTTGAAGAAAAGCATAAAAACCTCTTTCATTCATATCTTGTCTTCTTGACCAAGCACGAATATATTGTTTTTCGTTCATTTTTTTGTTCGAAATATGCGTTCAACTTTTTTGCGTTCAATTCTTTTATGCTCAGGCTCATAAGTAATCATGAACCCAAGCAAGAAAGAACCTACTACACTAACTATTAATATAATTGAATTTATATAATCCATATTAATCTTCATCTATAATTGGAGAACCAATAATGGTAGGGTCAATATTTAAACTACCGATTGGCACTTGATTTGATTTAATATAAACACTTTGCATAATTGGGTCGTTAGTTGGCTCAAAGTCCATAAACACTCTTTTCTCATCTTGAGTAAGAACACCATCAAGTTTCTCAAGAATAGAAGCTGCATCTAAAAAGTTTTGCTTCATCTCAGGGTAAGCATCAACATCAAAACGCAAAATGTATTGAGCAGGGTTAATGTTCATTGTTGGCGACAACCAAGCAAGCATTTTCTCTAACACCTTAGATTGCAAAGGAATAACACAGTTAATAATCATTCTGCGAATAAAGTGTGCTAAGTTGCTTTCAGTTAAGTTATCTGAGTTTAAAAGCACATAAGGGTAATGCCATAAACGACACAACTGCTCAGTAGACAACTTGCTCATTTGGCGAAGGTCTAAATCAATGTTGCTTGTAGATAATTTCAAATAACCCATTTTAGTATTTGAGAAAGCAATACGACCTTGGTTAGCAGAGTTATAAACTTTATCATAAACTCGGTCTTGTAAATCTTGGTATCCTGAACCACTAATATCTTGAACATTAGGGTCATCAGTATAAAGCATACCTACTGCACCACGAGTTTCGTAATTCTCAATTGCAACTTCTTCTCCAGAGTTTGCTTTTTGCAAAACATTTGAGCCTGCCTGTAATGGAGAGAATCCACGAGGTATCGAAGTAAAGTTGGTTTCGTTTGGATTAAATGAACGGAAAGATAAGAAATACTTAGGGTCTACATTCTTAGCATTTAAAGAAAAAATATTATACCCAACAATAGTACGAAATCCATCAGTTACGATTTGGTAATCATTTGCTGCAATAACATGAAGTCTTGCAATCTTACCTTTTCTTAATGGGTCTTCTTCAGCATAAATACCAACATCACCCAAAAGTAAGTAATAAGAGAAAATTGATTCAAAAAACTCCTTTGTAGTTTGATAACTGTTAGGTTGTCTTAACAATTGCAAAATAGGATGTTCTTCTAATTCTTTTAAGTTGTTTTTCTTAATTAAGTTAGCTTCCATGATACTTCTATCATTTGGTCGCATTAACAAAGATTTGTATCTCTCTGCCTTCTTAATATCAACTTTGCTTGATTGATATAGTTCAATCGGTACTTCTACTGCACGAGAGGCAATATCACTAATAATGGCATAAACATCCACATTCTTCTCATAGCCATTCATTATCGCATTACGATAATCAGCATTATACAAAGAATAGGTTTGACCACCTAAAAAAAATTGTTGTTGCTTGCCAGGTTGGGCAGACACATTTACGGCTTTCTTGCCAGTTAAAAAATCAAATAATCCCATTGTTTAAAAAATTAAGAGTTTCTTTTTAGAATACTTCGTATAAATCGCATATCTAATAGCATCAAGTGCGTGGTTAAAATCATCTATCGGTTTATTGATTGGTTTACCACCAACTGTTAGCCATTGATAATTGTCCACTTCTTTTTTGATATTCTTTGACCTGCGAGTATAATACACTTCATACTCCCGCAATTTACTAATACCAGCATTAACGGAATCGTTCCCTTTTACTGCTTTAAGAACTTTGACACCCGCCCTGCGTAATTCCTCAATAGATTTAGGGTCTGCACTATCGGCATAAATCTCTCCCATTTTATCGGGATACATTTCTAACCTTTTAACCAAATCGGAATTAGTTAATCCTTTATCGTAAATTACTTCGTCAAGGTACAACTTATTACCAATTTTCGCAATTCTTATCAAAGCAGTTGGGTCATTAGAGAATCCAAAGTCAAGACCACTAAATATAACTTCTGCATCTTTTGGAAAGAACTCACATACTTGCCAATCATGATAAATCAAGGATTCACTACTTGGCTTAGGGTTTTGCTGATAAAGTGATTCAAAAGTAAAAGGTTCGTTCTTTTTAACCCTTAATAACTTCTCAGCACTATGTTTAGCCTCCCATAGAGCCTCACCCTCAACACGATGGTCATAATCATTCTCGGCTCTTTCACGAATAGCGGGGAACTCAATAATTGTCCAATCATCATCTCTTTCAAGCAAGCGACCCGCTAAGTCATCATCATACCACCGAGTTTGAATAATGATTTGTGCAGAATCGTTATGTAAGCGAGTTTCGAACACATCGGTGTACCAATTCCACAACTGCTCCTTAATAATGTTAGATTGAGCCTCTTGTCGGTCTTTTAAGGGGTCATCTATAATACCTAAGTCTACGGCAGTTCCAGTAAGTGAACCACCACGACCAACGGCTTTTAAATAACCACCTGTACCAACAATTTGAAAAAACTCAGCAGTTCTAATAGCCTCACCCTTCTTTTCGCTAACACGAGTATCAGGGAACAATATTTTATACTCATCGCTTGTAATCCTTCTTTGAATCTCAGCACTAAATTGTTCAGCTAAGGTTGCGTTATAAGATGCAAGAGCAATTTTTAAATTAGGCTTCTTACCTAAGGCATAAGTTGGAAAGCTACGAGTAGATAATTCAGACTTCCCATGTTGAGGAGGCACAAATATCATTAACTTCTTTATCTCTCCATTAAGCACCTTATCTAAATGGTCTGCAATAACTTTGTGAAACCATTGCATATCATAATCGGGCTTGATATACTTTACAAAGTTATCAAATGACCTCCTCGAAATCTCTCTCCTCAATATCTCTTTCTCGAAGTTCCGATAGTCGTTGTCTAATTTCTTCATCGCTTAATTGTCTTGGGTCTATAATATCTTCTCTAACTACCTTTTCCATTTGAATGGCTTGTAATGCCTTACCATGCTGAAATTCTAACATGAACTGAGTATTCTTCATCTCACCATTCTTAATGTCACCTAAGATGGCATTGGCTACTACTGCAATAAAACCTGGGGTTTGTGAATCAGATGCAACTCTTTTAATCTCACTAACAGTCATTGATTGCACCAAAGCAGTAACACTCATTACATCGTGTCTACTTAACTTAACATCAAGTATATCTCCTGCTTCCTCAATCACTTTGCGAATCATACTCTTTGGTCTACCATGAGGATTACGAACCTCACCCTTTTGAACAGGCTTTAAGTTCTTAATACTATTTGGATGAACCTCTCTTTTCTTTTCTTCACTCATAAGTGTAGTTATTAAAGGGTTTCAAATTGGGTTTGTATTTTTTTAAAACGAAATCAGAAATCAAAACATTTTCTAAAATTGGCTAACCGAAAACATATTACACTATATCATTACACTAAGTAGTACACTAAAGAGTATAATAATATAATATATATCTTTTCTTATTTGTAATGAATCTAAATAAGACCTAACTACTTAATAACCAACCTCTTATCTAATAGTTAAACCCGATTTTTGCCTTATTTAGACTCAGTCTTAATAATGTTTACACCACAAACATAACACTTCTTATTTAGATTCAATCTAATTTCTTTGTTTTTACCTAATTTTTATCTGCGGTGTTTACAGGTATTACCCAAATTTTCTTAGGTTTTTTTTGTTGGATACCCCGACCAATCACCCCCTACCCCTTTTGCTCCACACCTTTTGGGGTACACCCCCTCAAATGCTCCCATACACCACAGAAACACCCAATAACATACCTATTAAGGTGGTATAGTGTAGGTATCAATAGGGTACACCAATAAGAAAGGTGGTAGTCGGGGGGTAGCCACCCTACCTTTTCAGGGTTTCCTATCCTTTACACCACTTTAATAAATTGGTTTTACACTTGTTAATCTATCTGGTTACATTTGGTCAATCAGTCACACCAAAGCATAACAAAAAAGCAAAGCAAAGGATAGCAAAGGGACTACAAATAGAATACTAATTACATGGGGTATATGTTGTATAGACTCAACCTAAATAGCTACAAAATGTATTTATTTAGACTCAATCCACATAACAAAGGGGTTACTTATTTAGACTGAATCTAAATAGAATAAGGATTGAATTTAAAGCCCCATACTTTGAGTTTAAAGGACTTTAATAGCTTGGATAGGGAAACATAAGCGAAGCACTAAGATAGTGCAACAGAAACAAAATAGGGGGTTTATAAGGGTTAATAGGTTTATAAGTTTATACGGTCAAATAACCTGGATAAACGACAAAGAGAAATAAAAGAAAGTAAGCAAAGAAAACAAAGAGAAAGGATAGAATACTCTTTAAGTACACTATATAGTATACTTATTAGTGTAATGATATAGTATACTTAATAGTGTAATAAAGGGGTATAAATTGTAATTAGAAAAAAGGTAAAACTTTTATTAATATGCAAGCATTTAAGATAAGTTTTTTTAAAGGTGTGCTTATTTAGAATGATTATAAATTACAGTCTTTTGTAAAAATAATTTACTTTTCTTTTGTATTGTTGTTTACAATTATTAGTATTGCATATCATTTAACATAAACAATAACAAAATGAAAAACACAACAAAACGCGAACTTATCGAATTATTTTTAGGTGAAGACCTTACAAAATCGGATTTAATCCTATTGTTAAAACAGGTGGTAGGCTTGTTAGCAATGCTTACTGTTATTACTTTATTATCTTAATTTTTTAACCTTTTAAATACAATCTATATGAGCACATTTAACAAATACGGTTTTTTGGAAGACCTTAAAAATGATTTATTAAACGATATTAAAAATGGGTATTTAACAGATACCAGTGAAATTTGGGATTATATTCATTCCTATATTGATAATTCAGTAATTTATTATTCAGACTGTTTCGATATTTGTAAAGCCCTTAATTTTACTGATTTTACAGGTCATGAATTTGGAGAAATAAACGGAATTTGTCAGGCTGCATATTGTGCCCTTTACGACTGGGTTAATGAAGAATTTGACCAAAATGAAATAGAAGAAGCAATAGAGGCAAAGCAATTAGAAGAAAACTAAATTTTTAACCTTAAAAAAAAACATTATGAAAACCCAAAATTTAGAATTAAAAGAAGAAGCAAAAAATTATATTTTAGCTCAAATTAAAGAAATGCAAGAAGCAATATTAAAAAATGATTTTTTTGAGGTCTATCAAATTTGTGATTATATTGGTAGGGAGTGCGAAGAAATTTTAGAATATTAATAATTTTTAACCTTAAATAATTAATCCAATGAAAACGCAAATAATCGAAACATACCTACCAATTTTTCCAGGTTTTTATAATTCCTTAATAGATGGAGATTTTGAAATTAATGATTTTTTAAATGAAGAAAATTTAATCTATGAGCAAATAAATTTTGACTTTGAATCATGGCAAAAAGAATGCAGTTTTTATGCTTGCAATTTTATAGAAAAAGAATTAAAAAATTTTGGGGTTTTATCTGTTGAGTTCCAAGAATTAATAAGCCCCAAATATTATAATTTTTCAACTGATTCAATTAATTGTAAAATTGAAATAGATTCTAAAAAAATTTGCTGGTATATACATAATAACTTTGAAAATTTTAGGGAATATATATACGATAACTATTCTAACAAATCAGGTTTTTTTTCAAGCTATTCAAATCAGGTATGTGATTGGATAACATATACTAATAATTTTCAAGATTTTTCTAATAATGGACATTATTTAGGTTCAATTTTGGCTTTTATTTGTCAAAACGAGGCAATAAGTGGAATTGACTCAAATAATATGAGTTATTTTATTTTAGACAATATTTGGATAGGTAATTTTATTGAAATTTTAGAAACAGAAAACAAATAACACCATGAAAAGATATAGAATAAACACCAGCGACCAAATAGTAATTTTAGCCAGGTATAAAGGTGAAGTAATAGAAAAGCAAAGGTATTTTGGCTATTCAAGTATAAAAGAAATTAAGAGTAAATTTTTAGACTGTTTAGACTACCAATTTAGAAACAAAGGCAAAAGGATAGAATTAACTATCTGGAATACAAATACCAATGAATATAAATATTTAGACTGCTTTTCTTGATAATTAAAATTAGGGCTTTTTAGCCCTTTTTTTATAGACTTTAATTTAATTAAGCCCTTTTGGGGCTTTTGTTGTTTATAGGGCTTTTTAGCCCTTTGTTTATTTAATAGCCTACCAATGTATTAACCAAAGCAATTTGATTGAATACAGGGCAAAAGAAAGGCTAATTAACCAGGTATTTAATTAGGCTTATTAATAGCCTGTAAAACCTTATTGCCTTAATACTTTAATACTTTGATTTTAAGCTACTTTTATAGCTTATAAGGTGATTGTATTAATTACCTATTAAAAGTGCCTTAGAATTAAGATATAGTACCTTAAAACAAATTTAAACATTAATACCAATGAGAAACAAAATGAATACCCACAAAAGCAATTTTAAAAGTAGTTTATTTAGATTAATTCTAAATAAGGGTGCGCGATGCCAAGGAAATGCGGAAAAAGTGCCCCAAGCCTATATGAGCAAAAAAGCTGATAGTCCCAGGAAATTTTCCGAAAAAATTCTAAAATTGGTTGGAATACTTTTGTGGATTATAGTTGGACTAAATATTTTAATCACTTTTTTAATTTATAAAATTTTATTTTAATTAATGTTTGCAATTATTAATAATAAATGTTTACATTTGTACAAGAAATCACAACAAGAAAAAAATGAATATTAAAACAGTAGAAAATCCAAAGAAAGCTGGTCGCCCACAAGGTGAACCAACATCAGTAATTTCAGTTAGAATCCCAACCGCATTAAAGAAGGAAGTAGATGAGAGATTTGGCATAGGTTGGCAAGGAATGTTCAAGGACTTTATTAAGGTCTATTTAATGGACAAAAATTCCACAATTTAATTAGTAGTAGATTGTTTTTCATATAGATAGGTTAAAGGTGATTATTTAAAGGGGTGGAATTATTTTTCACCTCTTTTTTCTAAAATTATTTTTTCCTATTTAAAAAATGAGGCACTTTTTTGAAAATTATAAATCTGAAATAATGAAAAAAGAATTAGATGAAATAAACCACAAATGTGTGGCTATTGCATATTGGATAATATCAATTTGTTCAATTATCATATTACTTAAATGTTGCGACTTATGACACCCAAAGAACACGCAATGCAAATTACCCATAACATAATGTTTAAGACTTCTATAATACATTTAGATGAAGTTAAAGAAATAGCTGATTTGATAGTAAATGAAATAAAATTAAACACATTAGATTCAGCATTACCATATTGGAATCAAGTTAAAAAAGAAATACAAAAGCTATGACACCACAAAGAATGACAAAAGAACTACTGGAGGATTTGATTAACAATTATGATATAACTCCAAAGTTAGCAGTTCAAATGGCGATGTTTGCAGTAGATAAAGTAATTAATTACGAAGATATTCATACCTCAGATTTCTGGATGGAAGTAATGGATGAATTAGACAATTTATAATATGAAAATAAGACTATTTGTATCTCACAACAGGCTTGAAGTTTTGCCTTGTTTTACTTTGTTTAAATACAGAAAGAGTGCTTCAATGCACTTATCATGGGTTATATTCTCACTAAGCTTTGGCATTAGATGGAAGTAATCTACGGAACAGTCCCAAGCAAATCTAACTCATATCGTTTTAGTGGTAGGTTTGTTTATAAGACTAAGGCACTCAAAGATTATGAATCTTCATTCATTGAGCAATGCCAAGTGTATAAAGGGGCTAAGATAGAAGGAAACCTCAAAATTATTTTAAAGGTTTATTATCCAAATCGAAAATCTGATTTAGATGGAGTTACTAAAGCAGTATTAGACTTGCTACAAAAAGTTGAGGCTTTTGAGAATGATAACAAGGTTGCAGAATTATTTTTGTTTAAAGGATTAGACAAAGAAAATCCCAGAATTGAATTTACGATTGAAGTAGTAGATTATATTATTTAACACTAAACCAAACACACAATGAAAACTAAATTAAAAGAAATGTATTGGCTATTGGTAGATGTATTTATCTCAATAGTTTTTATTCCAGTTGAGTATTTTAAACAACTTTTTAACCTAAAATCAAAATGACACAAAAAGAATCACACAAATTTCTTACCTATTACTCACTTTGCAATTTCATGACTGACTTTATCGAAGATAGGTGGTCAAATTCCTCTCACAATGTTAAGAAAGTTAAATACCTAACTAACCAATTAAAAGGTGAATTAGAGAAGTCTATTAACCACATCTTTGAATCAAAGCAAAATGGTGGAGTAGATATGAATAATGTTCTTGACCAATTTATTAACGCATCTTTTGTAATGGAGTTCTTTTTCAATGTTGGTCTGGAGATGGACTTAATGGAAGAAGATAAGAAAGTAGAGTTAAATGATAGAATGAATAAGTTGCTACAAGAGTATAACATAGACTTAAATAATTATAATGGAAGATAGCATAGTAGAATCAGTAAGAGAAGATTTGCATAATCGTTCTCAGGTTGGCATTAAGAAGTATAATAATACTCTTGATAGAGAAGACTTAGATGAAGTTGATTGGATTCAACACGCATACGAAGAAATGCTTGATGGGGCTTTGTACCTTAAAAGATTAAAGGGTGATGTTGAAAGTTTATACAACTCTTGGGATGACCTAATAGCAGAGCATTTTAAGCTAAAAGAAGAACTTGATGTAAAAGTTAGAATCATTGAGAATCTTAACAAGGTAATTTTATCCCAAGAAGAAGAAATTAAAGAGTTGAAAAAAGGAAATTATTTGCAACAAAAAAGAAGGGCTTGGCATATTTAGAGCCCTTTTTTATTTTTTTTCACTAATTTTTAAATATTTTTTAATATTTATTTTGTTACTAAGTAATTGTTTACTAATATTGTTCAACAAATAACAACAACAAAAAAAATATGAAAAAGCAAATTAACACTATCGAATCAGATTTAGCCAATTTAGGCTTGGAATTAGATGATTTCTACATTGTATCATTTTGGAAAACAACTCAATCAGTTGCAATCCAAGGGCATTATTCAGACAAACTTTTTGATAAGTTATCAGCCCTTGAAAATAAAGGTTTTATATCTAAGTATCATCAAGATTTTAACCAATGGGATTTTAACAATCAAGAATTAAAAATCAATATTACAATTTCTTAAATTTTAAACTTAAACAATTAACACAATGGCAATTTTCGCTAAATCAAATGGAGGTGGAAACCTTGAACGCAAAGTAGTACCAGCAGGGAATCATGTAGCAAGATGCTACGGTATGATTCAAATCGGTACAGTAGAGCAAGAGTACATGGGAGAAAAGAAGAAACTACACAAAGTAATGGTAGACTTCGAATTACCTTTAGAAACTGCGGTATTTAAAGAAGGAGAAGAAGCTAAACCTTTTGTTATCTCTAAGGACTTTACCTTATCATTTAACGAGAAGTCTACACTTCGTAAGATGTTAGAATCATGGAGAGGTAAAGCATTTACTGACCAAGAGGCAGCAAACTTTGACATCTCTAAATTAGTTGGTGCACCTTGTATGTTAAACATTGTACATAAAGCTTCCGCTGATGGCACAAAGACTTACGCAAACATTACAGGTATCACTCCTATCCCAAAGGGATTGCAATGCCCTGAGCAAATTAATCCTACAAGAGTATTAGCTTACGATTCATGGAATCAAGACTTGTTTATGACACTACCTGAGTGGTTGGCTGATAAGATTAGTTCAACTCCTGAATACAAATCCAAATTCTCAATGGATTCACCAAAGCAAGAAGTATTTAAGTTAGACAAAGTAGAAGAAAACGACCCATTACCTTTTTAATTCACATTTTAAATAATAAAGACAATGAGAAAATTTGTAAAGATTACAACAAGAAAAGATGATGCTATTATAAGAACATGGATTGATGTTGAAGAAATTGATTATTTAAGTCAAAATTCAATTACTCAAGAAGGATTAAATGAAGGTACTTGCGTACTTAAAACCTCTGAGGTTATTCAATTAATTGCATTTAATCAAACGATTGATTCTTTAAACTAAGTTTAATCACAACACACAATGACACGCAACGCAAATAAATTAGTCAAAACTATTGAACGCAGTATTGGCTATAAAGCAAGATTCATTTTCAAATTTGGAAACTTAGAAGAAGATTTAGAATCTGAAATTTTAGGAGTTAGTGATTCGGGGAACATGGTTATAGTAAACCACCCCGAACCTTTCCTAAACTTCTCAATCATGGAGGAACACATTAGTAAAGGTAAAAGAGAAATGTTACCAAAACTTGTAAAGCAAATGTGTATTCCAATCAATAACATTTTAGCATTTAAAGTATTATGAATAAATCAAAAGAAAAACTACCAATTCCAAGAGGAAGAAGTTATTCTGAATTGTTCCAGGAAACTGCAAGACAATTAAATGAAGATAAAAAACTTCCTTACAGGGGTAGAGAATACACGATAGGAATCGTTCAATCTCATGCCTACAATAACATTAATGACCCACAAGTAGAAGAATATTTAAAACGCATCGCTAATGAATGGTATAATCCCAAATGACCCAAAGTGGTTAGAACAACAAGAGATTCTTTCTAATGCTCATTGGGAGCAAATATTTCAACTTCTTGAGTTTATGGTCAATGATATTTACCCAGATGACTTTGATTATGTAAGCCCAAGTGGAGATGTTAGAGATTACTTTAAAGCCAAATATCAAGTAACTTTTAAAAGATAAACCAAATGAACGCACCAGAAATAATTGAAACACTTAAAGATGACAACGAATACTACAATGGAGTAGGTCGTAACTATTTATCTAATTCAGACATTGGAGTTTTATTAAGAAATCCTAAAATGTTTGGAGTGCCAACTGAAAAGACATTGGCAATGTTACAAGGGAATTACTTTCATACTGCTTGCTTAGAGCCTCATAAATTAAAAGATTTCCCTTTAGTTGATGCTTCTACAAGAACTACCAACTTATACAAGGATGCTTGCAAAGAAAGAAGTTTAGACTTTATGCTTTTGACTAAGGAGGCTGAAGAAGTAGATTGGATGGTTAAAGCTTTGAGAAACAATCGTGAGTTATCTAAATTAGTTTGGGATAATGGTTGTAAATATGAAGTTCCTACTACTGGAGTAATAATGGACTTACCATTCAAAGGTAAAGCAGATGTAATTAATGGAGATGTTATTTATGACTTAAAGACAACAACTTCGTTGGATGATTTTAAGTATTCAGCTAAGAAGTATAATTACGATTCTCAAGCTTCAATTTATCAGCAATTATTTGGTAAAAAGATGGCATTTATTGTTATCGAAAAAGGAACAAATCGTTTAGGATTCTTTCAATGCTCAGATGAGTTTTTAGAGAATGGTTGGACTAAGGTTGCTAAAGGAGTTGAGGTTTATAACAACTTTTTCGGGGTAAACTCTTACATGGACATTAATCAATATTACATTAACTCTTATCTATTTTAAAATGAACGCACAACACAAATTCAAAACAAATCAACTTGGTTTAACTTATACCGAATGGGGTATAAATTTAGATTATCAACTTAAATTAAACTACAAAAAACTTTATGGCAAAGAACCTAAATCAACACGAACAAGCATTAAAAGACAATCGGGAAGTAGTTATCAAAATGCTGGAAGAATATGAAGAAGCTAAGAAAATTCCTAATTGCAATCCCATTAGTGTTATTGCTCACAATTATTTTGTCATGGAGTTCAAAATCTCAGATGATGAACACGCAAACACCCTTGGTATATGAACGAGATGAATTTCAAGAAACTTTTCATGATGATTTTGATTCTTCTTATGTCTTTTATGGTTGCAAGCACTTTACATTTAAAATAAAACATAAATGCAAATGAGAATTAGAGGAAAGACACTAACCCAAGATGAACTTAATTGCCCAGTTTGCAATTATGATTATTCAAAAACAAACCTTGCGGAAAGATTCTTTAAGGTTGGCAATAGTGCATCAATTAGTTTTAATTGTGAGTGTAATAGCAAATTATTACTTAGGTCAATGTCGAACTACATGAAAATTTATGATGCAACAGAAATGCGTAAAAGGCAATACTTAAAAGCTAAAATGGATAGAATTAAACTCAAAGAAAATGGAGGAATCTAAGCAAGATGAATACTACCAAATGGCAGTTGATTGGGCTACTGATTTTATTAAAACAAAAGAGCCAATGATTGACTTTAAATGTTATGATAATATTATAATTCACAATTCTCATGAATCATTATTAGTTTCAATTAATAGATTGGAATTTTCGAAAAACAGAGAACAATTTGCTGCATTTATGCGAATTAAGAAATTTAAAGATTGGTATAACGAACAACACAATGAAAACAAAACAATTAGCACTCGGTGATTTCTTACAAGAACTTTTAAGCAAGTTTCACTACGCAATTAAAGACCAAGAATTACTTGATTCACTAAATGAAACTAAGTTAAGTGGAACAGAAGGGTTAGAATTAATTTACCACATTGATAAATCAATTGCATTACCACAAATTCCAAAAGTTAGTGCCCAAGAGATTCTTCAAGAGGTCAATCAAAAGGAGGAGCATTTCAATAAGTTCTGGGAGATGTATGATAAAAAGATTGGTACTAAGGATGCAAAGACAAAGTTTTTAAAGCTACCTATAAAGGATATTGAGAAAATATTTGAAACTTTGCCACACTATTTAAAATCAACACCTGATATTAAGTTTAGAAAGCATCCTGTAACATATCTTAATCAACGAACTTGGGAAGATGAAGGATATATCCAAAAGATGATTATCAAACCACAAACTTCGAACCCTTTTAAGTTTTAATTATGAAAATTTTAATAGCTTGTGAGGAAAGTCAGGCAGTTACAAAGGCTTTTAGAAAATTAGGTTTTGAAGCATATTCTTGTGATTTGTTACCATGTTCTGGAGGAGAACCTCAATGGCATTATCAAGGAGATGTATTTGAAATAATTGATAAAGGTTGGGATATGATGATTGCTCATCCACCTTGCACTTATTTAGCAGTTAGTGGTGCAAGGCATCTATATAATAAAGATGGCTCAATTAATATGGAAAGGTTAAAAAATCAAAATGATGGTTTAGCTTTTGTTCAAAAATTAATGGATTCAAATATTAAACATATAGCAATTGAAAATCCAATTTCTGTAATTTCAAGTAAAATTAGAAAGCCTGACCAAATTGTACATCCATATCATTTTGGAGATAAAGCATCAAAGTCTACTTGTTTATGGTTAAAAAATCTTCCAAAGCTAATTCATACTAATATTGTTGAAAAAGGAGAATTTATGGAATGGAAAGATAAAAAGACAGGTAAAACAAAAAGGCAAGCATTATGGTATTATGAAGCACTTCAAAAAGCAAAATCACCAGCAGAAAGAAGGACTTTAAGAAGCAAGACTTTTAAAGGAATTGCTGATGCGATGGCAAAACAATGGGGAGATGTTTTATTAGGAAAAGATTATCCAACAAAACAATTAGATTTATTTTAGTAAAACACAACACACTATGAAACAAGATAAAGTAGCATTTACCGATTTAGATGCTGAAAGAGAAATTTTAGCACTTCTAATGAACCACCCAAATTACACAAAGGACATTCAAAAGATAATCAATCCTGATGTGTTTCACTTTAGTACAACTAAGGCAGTATATTTGACTTGTGTTGAATTGTTTTCTGAAAAAGGTACATTCACTCAGTCTGATATTATTATTCGCTTAAAATCAAAAGGAAGCAATGATTGGGTAGATGTTATGATGGCATCTACAACAAGAACTCCAATGAATGCTCAAGAAGTAATTTACTACTTAGCAGAACTTAAAGGCAAAAGAGATATTCTTGCAATGAGCAGAGAAGTTAATAATTCATTAGTTAATGGTGAAGATTATTTCTCAATTATTGACAAGATTAATAAAGTTACATCTACCGATATTATTCAAAATGACACAAATGAAGTTATGGACATGAAGTCTGCTTTAAGTTGTGCAGTTGAAAATATCGGGGATGTGATGACTAATGGTAGCTTATCGGGAGTTCCAACAGGATACAATATCTTAGACAATGTTACAGGTGGTTGGCTAAAGGGTAATGTTATCTTGTTTGCAGCACGACCTGGGCAAGGAAAGACCATTTGCTTACTTGAGCATTCAAGATGTGCAGGAGAGATGAACAAGAAGGTACTATTCTTATCTTTAGAGATGCCTGTTGTATCCTTAATTTACCGAATGATTAGTGGTCAATTAGATGACTCAACTCCTTACTCTAAAATTAAAACAGGTCGAATAGATATTAATCAATTTAGCAACATTCAAAAGAAAGCAGTAACTAACCTTGAGAAGTTACCTATTACTTGGTATGATGGAGCAAACCGAGATATAAATTACCTATCCACTTTAATACAAAAGATTGTTCGAGAAAAGAATATTGATATGGTTGTAGTAGATTACTTACAACTTATAACAGATAGTTCTATTAGAAGCAATGATGAAACGGCAGTAGTTGGCTCAGTTTCCAAAAAGATTCAACAATTAGCCAAGAAGTTAAACATTCCTTTCTTATGTGCAGCACAATTAAATCGCCAATCAGAAGGTAGAACATCTCACAGACCAAAGCTATCTGACTTGCGTTCTTCGGGACAAATAGAACAAGATGCTTCAGTAGTTATTGGTTTATACCGAGATGATTATTATAAGTATGAGAAAGCTAAAGAGGAAGGCAATAACAATGTAGTTTTTGATAATGTAATTGAGTACATCTTTATGAAGAATAGAGATGGGGATACAAGAACTGCTGATTTATTTATAGATGTAGCAACAAGCAAGATTAGGGAATTAAACCCATCTTATACATCAAAAGGATTTTAATTTGATTTCATAGTGTTTATTAGAATACCCATTGACTTTGTTGATGGGTATTTTTGTTTAAAAAAAAGACCTGTTAGCAGTTCTTATGGTATGCTAACAAGTACATTATAAAAGCAAAAGTCGGAGATATTCCCCGACCTTGCTAACCAAACCACAACACCCAATGAAACACGATGAACGCGTAACAAAGGTATTAAAAAATATGTGTTATCCTACATATCTGACCATGCTCTTTTGAGTGTAAGAAACCTTCAATAGCCTTAACTCCTCCTACACCATAACCGTTACGGTGATGCCATGAATCTGAACCACTTGGGCTTCTTAAAGATTCAATTGTTATCCCGATTAAATCTTTTGATGTCTTATGGTGAACATGGTGGGTGTAAAAATATCTATGCTTAGTAGTTCCCCAATCCTTCTTAGCCTCCTCAGCCATTAACAATCCTAAGTCAGACTGTTTAGCACCATCGCCATGCGTAGTGCCAATAAGATTTTCAAAGTATCTATAATATTTACGATGTGCGATTGAGCAATCAAATGTGATATTGTTAGAATGTCTAAACCAAGACTTGATTGCATCAGCCAAAAAGAAACCATTAGTATAATCATGATTAGAAGGATTGAATACAACATGAACATCTGCTACACCTGTAAGTTTTTCAATAACCTCAACATAAAGTTGTTTAGCCATTAAAAAGTTATCATACCACATTTGGCAGACATCTTGGTTAGTACCAGAAGTAGTTGTGTTACGAGGTGAATCTACATGGAGAATATCATTACCAATAACCAACATTATTTGGTCAATGTTAAATCCTTTTACCTTTTGTAAAATACCTTCTACACCTTCGTGAACTCTTTTAACTGCAATATGTGAATTATAGTCTTCACCTGTTTCAAATGCAGTAGCTAATTTACCAATATGAATATCTGCTGGGTCTACCACAAGTAAATGTCCATCAACTAAGAAATCTCTTTCAATGTTGGGGTATTTAGGAGAGTGAGCATCCATTGACTCAATAATTTCATCTCTTAAATTCTCATAAGTCTTTTGGTTTCTGTCAAGGTTTACTTTTACTGAATATTCCTTAGTCTTATCCCAATAAAGTGAAACATCATTAACATCAATTCCACGACTTTCACAATGAGAAACTAAGCCAGCATGGGCTTCTTCTCTTGACTTCTTTGCTTGGTGTTTTACAATACCCTTCCTAATGTTTTCAGGATTGTAATGAGTTCCCTCAGATGCTTGTCTTGAAGCCTCAGCCTTAGTTACATTATTGTTACTAAAAATTGCAATAGCATCTAATACTATTTGCGAATAGCTTTTCTTTTCCATTAAGTTTATTTAGGGAACATTAATCGAAAGTATAAATACAATCCGATAATAAGTGTTTCAATAAAGATTGTCATTAATGCCCATTGTGGGATAATATTTGTGCGTACAAACTTTATAGTTCTATCCGTACTACTTAATAGTGCTGACTTATACTTAGATTCATACACATTTACAATTGAATCAATGTTGATAGTAGCTTGAATATTGCCATTTAAGGAACGAATTATCACCTTCCCTTGTGGTAGGTTAGTTTTGTAATAAAAGTCCTTTAAACCTAAAGAATCACATGGATTTTGGATTGTTAGAGTATCGTGTACAGAACGATAAATGAATCTATCTACATTACGAGTAAAAGTATCAACCTTAATGGTTTCTTTTATCTCGGTAATTTGCTTAGTTGGCTTACATGAGCAAACCGTTACAATTAGTAACGCAATGAATATTAAGTGTTTCATATCTTTGCAAGTTGGAAGTGCATTTTTTTGCATGGTCTGTTAAATTTAATTGCTCTGTGAATTGTAGAAACATTTATACCTGTTAATCTACTTGCTTCCGAATATCCATTATAAACAATTCCATTGCACTCTATTTTTATGCTACGATTATGTTCTGAACCAAACTTTCCTTTATAAACCTGATTATTAAATTTTTTATATAATCCAGATTCAAAAGCATGCTTCATATTTTCTTTAGGAGTAACCCATTCTAAATTAGCAAAATTATTATTTAGCTTATTGCCATCTATGTGATTTACTTGCTCTTTATTAAATGGGTTATCTATAAAATATTTGGCAATTAATCTATGAACCAAATAATTCTTTCTTTTGCCATTTATTAAATAAATCTGAACCATTAAATATGCAGATGTTCCACCAGGGTGCAATTTTTTAATTTGCTTAGTATTAATGTTTCTAACCTCTCCCAAGTTTGAAACTTCGTAATTAGATTCTTCTATTTTATGCCACATATTTATTTTGTTTGGTTAAATATACAAACTTAAATTGAATATGCAACACTATATTGTTGCTAATTGCATGTGCATAAAATCAGGACGAGATTTCCAATCAGCCCCGCAATCAAAACCACTTGAACGAAAACAATCTAAAAATTGCTCAGAAAATGGTGTCATTCCTTTTTTTACAATTTCTTGCCTTGATAATCCAAGTGGATTACAAAATGCGTTCATATCAATAGCTATACCCCAAGAGTGTAAACTCATTGAAGTTAAACCACGCATCTTGCGTATGTTAAAGCATCCATCCCAGGTTTTAAGTTCTTTGACACAACCTGTTGAGATTAGCTTTTTAAAAGCATTGCCTAATGGCACAATCATATCCTTATTGCAATAGATGCGTTTAGGAATGATTCCAATTTCTAACTCTGTTGGGACATCCCAAAGAACTAAGTGCGGATTGCTTGCACTCGGTTCACCATACTTCTTTAATGCTTGTTTTGATGTTACCATTGGGTTTGGGTTTAAACAAAATAAGCTACACGAAGTAGCCTATTTAGTTGTTGGTTGTTTTACTCTTACTGTTTTTACTTTACGATTTTCATCAAATTTGTCTAACTTATCCTCTAAACGAGATATAGTTGAACGCAACTCTTGATTTTCTTTTGTAAGCAATTCGACTTGCTCAGTTAGTTTCTCAACTTTTAAAGTCATTGTTTCTGCTAAGTCTTGCCAAATTTTCACCGCCTTATCTACATTATCAAGTTCACTACCTTTAACCTCAATCTTTTCTTTTTTTCTTCCAGTAAGAAAAGCCCCTATACCAACTATTATAGTCCATATAGCATTTAGTGGATTGATTATGTTATCTAAATTATTCTCCATTACTAATTAAATACATTCTATTTTAAAGTTCTTCTTCTTTAATCCCAGTTTTAATAAACTCTACACCACTAACCCAACCATTCAAGAATCCGTATTGCTCTAATCCTTCTGGATTAATAACAGGAATTGGCTCAAAGCTAATTTCACTTAGTAATAAATCTTTTAACTGAGAGTTTAACTTTTTAACTCCTTCTTTATTAAAATTATACTCATTCTTTTCGTTCAATAATAAGTTACCATCTTTATCAACAGAAGCATTATCTAAACGAAGTTCTTCTTTCTTTTCGTTAAAATCATCAAGTTGCTTTTGGATTCTTTCTCCAATCTTAATTAATTTCTTTTGACCTTTAGTTTTTCCTTCGCCTACATTGGCATTCAAGAATTGTACAAGTGTCAATAACTCTGCGTTAGTTTTCATTTTGTTTTGGATGTTTATGTATTTGAATGAGCAAATATAATAATAATTATGAATTAAGTTGCACTTGTAGACCTTTTAACAAATCCATTAGCATCTACAAATAAATCTCCAACAATTAAACCACTTGTACTTGTATCTCCAATATTAAGCTTACCAGTTGTTCTAATTCTGCTAACTTCTAATCTTAATCCTGTATTTGAAGGCAAGTTATTTGAAGAAATAGCTATCCTTGCGTATCCCGACTCGCTATCTCCTAAGAATTGTATTTGACAACCATTACCTCCAAGCCAATTAACATTAGCTCCACTATAAGCTCCCGAATCTCCCGATGGAGAAGCAAATAAAGATGAATTACCAATTGTCTGAGATGCAGTAAATATAGGCACAGTAGCATAATTACCACTACCACTAATGTTACCTGTACCACCACCTGTACCAATCGCAGTACCATTTACTTTAAATGTACCAGTAATATTAACATCTCCATTAACTTGAAGAATACCTCCTCCACTAACTCCGCTTGTAGTATTTACCAAAACAATCTTAGAAGATGTAATTCTCATAGCCTCAGAGAATCCAATATAGAAGCCTAAGTGAGAAGCATTTAATAATAATGGAATTGCACCATAAGAATTATTAACCGCATTGACAAAAATAGAATCATCAGTAGAATTTAATGAAGCAAAACCAACACCAAAGTTTAAGTTAGTATTAGGTTGTACAGTAAATTTATATAATGGGTTAGATGAACCAACTGACACACCTGTTCCATTGTCAAAAATTAAACTATTAGTTAATGAAGTTGAACCACTCCATTTTGTAATGTAGTTAGTTGTTCCACTACCTGATACTCCTCCGCCTCCACCTGTACCTATAGAAGTCCCATTGATACGGAAAGCACCTGTAATATTAATATCACCAACCACATCAAGTTTATAAGCTGGAGAAGCATTGTTAATTCCAACATTTCCTGTGTTATAATAAATATTAGCACCACTTGTTGTCCATTGCGTAGCAGGAGAAGTAGTAGTTAAAATATTACCACTTGAATCAAAAGCAAGATAACCTGCAACTGTTCCAGTAAAAGAAGTAGTTGCAGTATAAAAGGGGAATGTCAATCTTCCTGATGAAATCCCTTTCACATAATTAATTAGTTCCGATAAATCAGTATTTTTTGACATTCTTTTTATTTATTAACAATCAACAATATTTTCTTTACCATAAATAGAGATTAAGTATGTCTTTAATTTGTCATACCCAAACTCAAATATGGTTTTATTTTCTAATTCAGATAAATCAACCACTTTAACTAAAGTTTCAGTAGTAATTTCTTTTACTTCAATCTCATTAACACCTTCTGGCATTACAGTTAATCCTTCCTGATTAATTGGTGGAATAGGAGAAAACTCACCTTTAGTAGCTGATATAATTTTAGTTTCAGTTACAATTTCGCTATGAGATAAATCTAATACTAATGAATCACCAATAGATTTGTTTTTAACAGGGTTCTTTAAATCTTCAGAAAGATATATTTCTAACTGCAAATTTATTGCTCCTGATTTAGAAATATTGTATTCATGGATTCGAACATAAGCTTCTGAAGTTATGCCCGAATCTGTACCAATTTGAGTTAATATTTTAATAGCCATTTTATATTTATTTAATTAATATCTTATCCATGCCTGCCAAGTCCCAGACATATTAGCATAAACTGCCGTACCAGTTTGTCCAGTTCCCCATTTTAATCCATTAGGAAATGTACCACAACTTCCTCCATCATATCCTGCTCCAACTGCTCCAGTTCCATCAAACCAATTGCAAGGACTTTGATTTGTATTATATATCCCCATACCTCCGCCATATCCTAAAAAAACTCGATACCCTATTCTTGTCCCAGTTGTAGCAACAGCATTGTCATTTCTTGTGTTAAATGAAGCATATAATGGAAAACCCGCAGTTTGCCAAAATGCACCATCATTTCTTTGGAATCCAATTTGACTAAATGACAAACTTAAATCTAAAAAATTAGTCGTGGCAGTTCCTCCGTATGGAGATTCAAATACTTTAACCCATCCGAATCCTGTACCTTGAAAATTAGCCCCTGAATAATAAAGATTATAAGTAATATAATTTGCTAATACTGCCCCATTTGGATAACCAAAATGGTAAAATCCTGCTGGTTTATTAAGTTTGTCAAAATCAGTAAGACTTAAAATGCTCCTATTTGTATTATTTGACCCATCTCTAATTTGAGCAGTTTGCACCCATGTAGTTCCATTGTAGTA